TTAAAACTCCTTTTGCAACATCTGCTCCAATTTCAGCACCAGTTTTTCCAGCTTTGGCGAGATCAGCGGAGCTTTGAATTCCTCCTTCGGCTGTTCTTGCAGCTTCTGCGGCTTGGGTTGATTCATCCACGGTTTGTTCGGCTGTATATAATTCGCGTGGAGCTGAATTATGGGCGGCCTCTAATCCTTCTTGGGTTGGTACTCCAACAAGAGCTCCTTCACTAGATCTTAAAACCCCAGTCTCGCTTGTTAATTCACCGATATTTGTTCCGGCGGCGAATCTTTCAGCTCCGATTTCTTCGACGCCGGCTGGTAATTCGCTCGCCGCTTGTCTTAAATCCTCGGCCGACCGTATATCTCCACCAGCAAGAGGGGCTCTTTCTTGACCGGCGTCTTTCGCCATTCTTTCAGCCAGAGATGTTTTTATTTCTTTAATTCCTCCAAGTGCTTTTTTTGCATTTTTACCTACTTCTAATTTTGAGACAACTTTCCCCCCAGATGTAGTTAAACTTACCATATTTTTTTGCATTTTTCCAGCTTGATCTTCATCAACAGCTAAATTTGCTGTATCTAATTGCTCGGCAAGAGAATTGTTAAAATCAGCTGTTGCTTGGTTCAATTGTCTTGCAGCTTCTGATTGGGCGTTGGCTTGGGCGATTGATGCTCCGCTTCCGTATAAATCCATTTTATATTAAATATATATAATTTAAATTAATTTATAATTAAAAAAATTTATTTTCTCCTTCTGCGATTTTAGTTTCAAATCGAATGTAAGCTGTTGCTGGGTTTGTCTGCATATCTAGATACAAGAAAGAATAAGGAGCATCTTCTATGGCTTTTTTATATAATTCCATAAATATTTTTGGAAATAAATCTCCGTATTCTTCCTCAATTTTTTCAAGTTCTTTGTTGTTCTGTTGTTTCATAATAATTACATCGGTCGCATTATTTCTGATGAGGCCAGATACGGCCCTAAATGATTGAGTAGTAAAAGCTAATAATCCTATCCCATAATGTCTAAATCTAGTAGCCAAAAATGAGACTGCATTATTTTTTTTAAAATCTTTTGTTAATATATCATCTAAAACCATCGCAACTGTTGGCCTTTCAAAATCTTCATATTTCTTCTGTACTTCAATTATATCTGTTACCATTTCATCTGTGTAATGATCCTCGCAGTCGAAATATTTATTCATTAATTTTCCCTTGGGATCTGCATTTAATGTATTACTAATAATTTTTACTACATCGAATTTATCTTTATACATAGAAGGATTACATAATAAATTTACGAGTAAATTGCTTTTTCCTTGTTTTACAGATCCAACAATTAATAATAAAGATGGAGGCTGGGGTAAATGAGGATGTATATCGGTGAATCTATCATCCGGATCTGGATCGCGTACTTTAAATACCTTTGGGGGTTCTCTTTCCATTTATAAGTATAATATATATTTTTTTTATATATAATAAATATAAAATATGAACCAGCATTTTTATATCAATCTTAAAGATCGGCCAGAAAGAAAAATGGAAACTATAACAGAATTAAGAAAATTAGGAATTAAAAAACCAAATAGATTTGAAGCTATAACTCACGAGATACCGTTGGTTGGTTGCGCTAGATCTCATATAGGCTGTATGGAAGAAGCTAAAAAAAGAGGATGGGATTATGTAATAATTTTTGAAGATGATATCAAAATCGAAAATAAAAAAAAGATTAATGAAAAAATAAAGAAATATATAAATTATAATTATGATGTATTATTTCTTGGCTGTTGGAATTATGAAAAACCGGTTCAAGTTGAACCAGATCTGGCGAGAGTTGTGAGGGCTTGTTGTCTTCACGCATATATTGTAAAATCTCATTATTACGATACATTTATAAATAATTTAAAAGAGGGAGTAAAATTAAAATTAATTGATAATCTAAATGAAAATAATAATGATGAATATATGCAAAGATTACAAAAAAAAGATAAATGGTTTTGTATAACGCCGATACATATTACCCAGAAAGACGGCTGGTCTGATAATTTTGGAGAGATCAGAAATTATAGCGAAGTTATTAAGTACATACCGCCATTATAAAATCGGTTGTTTTTTTATCAATAGACATTTGAGCTAAATTATTGTCTTCTCCTTTAAATTTATCTTTATCAATTGTATTTTTCTTATGGATAATTGCAGTCATAGTTTTAAAAGGATTTGTAAGAGCAATTGTTTTTTCTTTGCAGCTTTCAGTTATTCCTAACCCTTCTGCACGATTTGAATTCATAAATCCTCTTGTTTTATTGTACCATTTTTTATGAAGCATAATAGTTGCCTCGTGAATCAATAATTTTGAATTTGCATTTAGAGCGTAGAAATCTTTATCAGTATATGGATGATATAAAAATATCATTTTATCGCATCCAACGCAGCCAGCTTTTTTTTCTTTTAAAATTTTGTAAGAGTGAGAAATATAAGTTGGCTCGTATAGATCATCATCATCCATAAATGCTATGATTTCATTATTTGAATTTTTTATTAAATTATGTCTTTTAAATCCAATACTTCTTTTTTTTTCATTTCTCATATATTTCACTTTGATTGGTTTTACAGCTTCTTTAAATAAATTATAATTATCAAACAGAGGCTCTTCCCCATCATCATCAATAACTACTTGTAATTTTTTATGAGGGTAATCTTGCACTTTTAAATTTCTGATAACAAATGGTAAAAAATTCTTTCTATTATATGTTGGAATTAATATCGATATATTTGGGAGATCCATTTATAATAATATATATATATTATTATTTTTTTCAAAACGGGGTGAAATAATCCCATCCTAAATATTCTTTCTCTTTTTTCTTTTTTAAAATTGGAGCGAATCTTTTATGAGTTTCAATCTCTTCATAATGAGGATAATTATTTTTTATGTAACTATACGCTTTTTTAATGGCGGGCATCCAGTAATCATCATTAACTAAATATCCATTTACTTTTAATAATATATCTGCATAAAAATTATTTAATATAACGTGGTCGTAAATGTGAGAACCATCTACAAAAATTAAATCATATTTTTCATTATTTTTTACTAATTCTGGTAAAGCTATATAATCAAAATTATCATTAAATATATGTTTTTTTTGTAAATTCATTTTCTCAATATTTTTTAATCCATTACTAGACCAAAAAGTTTTTTGATATGGATCTATACTTGTTAATGATGTACCTTCTATTTCTTCAAGTGCAGATAAAATAGCTATGCTAGACATTCCATCTGCCATTCCTATTTCAAGTATTTTTTTACAGTTATTTTTTTTAATAAATTCTTTCAAATATTCTTGTGAATCTTTATCAATACCAGCAATTTCATTTGTCTTTAATAATTCCATTTATAATGATAATATATTTTAATTTTTTTATTTGAATTTACCAAAACCAACCTTTATTTTTTTCAGCTTCTTTTTGTTTAATGAAATCTTTGATAATTGATAAATCAGCTTTGATACATATGACGTCTGTTTTTAATTTATTGATATCTCTTCTTATAAAATCTATTTGTTGTTTGACATCTTGAATGGGTTTTTGGCTAACATCGGGCATATATATTTTATTTTAATATTTTAATTTACAATCAAAAATAAAATAAATAAAAAAATAAATATGGAAAGAATGCAAACCCCGAGACCGCTTCCAGATGATATTGATGAATGGAGTGATGAAATAGAAGAACTGCTTTCAGAATGGGGGGAGGTTGCTATGTGTTACGCTTATCTTCATAATTATAGTACCAGAAAATATAAAAGGAAATATCAGCATTTACAGATACCTATTATTGTTTTATCTACATTAACTGGCGTAGGTAATTTTGCAGTCGATAGTTACATCCCGACTGATTATCAGCACGGATTTACAGCTTGTGTTGGAGGTTTGAATATATTCTGCGGAATACTAGGAACCCTTGGATCATTTTTAAAATATGCTGAAACATTTGAAGGTCATCGTATTTCAGCTTTGGCTTGGTCTAAACTTGGAAGAGCAATCGAAATAGAACTCTCTCTTCACGATAAGAAAAGGAAGCCTTGCCGAGATTTCCTCAAAGTATGCAGAAGTGAATATGACAATTTACTTGAATCTTCTCCAAATCTTGATTTAGATATTATAAGTGATTTTAATAAAAAATTTAATGACAAATATCCAGATGTTAGAAAACCCATCATATGTAATGGATTAAAAGCAATTGTACCATATAGAGATCATCCGGTGAAAAAGCCCGAATCCGAACAAGTGATTTTAGATCAACCTTAATTTAAGCGCCGGTTTAATTTTATAAATGTTAGAAAAGTGTCTGGGCTGGAATGCTGTTTTTTTTTTTTGAGAGACCTTTTTATTTTTTAAAATTCACTTTCCAGCCCAGACACTTTTTTTTGAATATACCATTTTTAGAAAAATTAAGAAGAAATTATTTTTACAAAAATTAAATTGAAATTAATAATAATTTTTTATTATTTTTAGAAAATAAAAATAAAATCTTTTATTAAATATAATGGATTTTTTACCAGAAGTTAAAACAGATTTTATTCCAAGTGATGAAGAAGGATCAGATGATGAAAATCTTGATATTGAAATAAAAGATTTTAATCAAGAAAAAGATAAATCACAAGAAGAAATTGAAGAGGAGCCTATTGAGAAGATAGTACCCAAAGCTAAAAACAAGAGAGACAATATGGACGTGAATGATATATTTAATTTACCATCTGATAATTTAACAAAATCTGGAAAACCTAGAAAGAAGCGTCCTCCTATGAGTGAAGCTCATAAAGAGAAACTGAAAGCTGCAAGAGAAAAGGCTATGGAGGTTAGAAAGAAGAAAGCCCAAGAAAAAAAGGAGGCAAAAGAATTAGATAAACAAGAGAAAGAATTATTAAAAAAACAAAAGATAAAGAAAGTGCAGAAATTAAAAGAAGAAATAGAAGAAGAAGAAAAACCAATTGAATCTAAAAAGATTGAAACTCAAATGATATTTTCTAAAAAAGATTTAGAAGAGGCTCAATTGCAAGCTATAATGAATTATGAAAAAATTAGAAAAGATAGAAAAGCTGAAAAACAAGAGAGATTAAAAAAAGAAAAAGAACAAGAACAATTAAGGGCAACTATCAGACGTGCCGTGCAACCTCCGGTAGAATATAATCCATTTAATGGATGTTATTAACCTTTGGTATTAGTTTAATTTGAATTTTTTTTTATATTGTTTAATATTAGTATTAAGATTTGTCGATGCCCCCCATAATATATAATAACTTAAATGACCCGCCGACATATAATCACCCTTGGATAAATCTTTTTTGTGTCTCTCCAAGTATCTTTTTCTTCGTTGCTTGTCTTTGTGCTGGGTATAATCTTTCATAGGTCTATATCCAAATCCCTGTGATTTAGTCTTTTCTGTCTTTTTATTTTTAAAAGTAGCAATATATTTATAATTACCTTTGGTAGTTTTTTTTACACTTACTAAAGAAAAATCAGTCATTAATAATTTATAATAA